GCTTTTTAGCGTTATTGCCTCCCAATAGAATATTGTAGCCGCGAGGTACCAGAGCACGAAGTGATTGAATATAAGACTTTTCTAGTAAGTTTAATTTTCCAATTAAGCAATCCTTATTATCGTCCTCAATCGTTTCTATGGGAATCATTTCAAAATTACTTTTTCCGTACTTTGCAATAGCTTTTGTTATGGCACTATTACTTTTATTAGTTTGGCAACAATGTACGGCCCATCTCCTACACAGCTCTCCTATGGTTTGTCCAACATAGAGTTTTCCATTTATCCTATTGCGTATCAGATAGATATACCCAATCATAATTATAAGATTGTGTCGCAATAACAAATTTATAAATTCATTAATTAAATCAATATCTTACATCGACCAAAAAAATCCGCCTTTCTTTCCACCTGTACTGCCGGATACAGTTTCGCCGCCAAGTCTACTAGAAATCTCATTCCTCATTTGATTAGTATGCTCAGATGCTACAGCTGCCAATTTCCTGGCTTCAGGACTATCTGGATCAATAGGATTACCTTTACCGTCAAACACCTCAACCATGGGCTTCTGAGTGCCACGAACGGGAAATAGATTCTGTCCAACGTATCGGATGGCGTCTGCTTGGTCGGATACGCCTGGGGTATCATCTGGTTCCAAGGTAGGATTGCCCTGGTTGTCTAGCTTGAAGTGGTGTTTCAAGAAAGCGAATATGACCTTTTGGCAAGGATCAGTGTTGAGTACCTTGAGGTAGCGTCTACCCAAACTATCAGAGATTTTGGACCTAATGGCCTCGATTCCACCAATTACGTCCTTGGTGAACTCTGGAGACTTCATGTGGTTCTTGTTGAACGACTTGATATGGGAAGGCATAGCTTGGTCACAATACCAACGCGCTACCTTGTACTTGTCACGATAAGTTTTTGCTACTTCCAAGCAATCCGAGAATTCGAGTCCTGACTGCGAATAGCAATCAACAATCCAAACTTCTCCATTTGGGATCATAGCAAATATCACGATTACGTAATCGTGTGTATAACCCCAGTCTACGCCTGCGTAGAACTGAATGCCAAGCGTCTGCATCTTGTAGATGAGATCGATCTCGCTGATCTTGCTTTTCTTAGGCGCTTCGCCTTCAAGGATTTGCCAGGCTTTCTCTAGGGTAATTACGTTACCATTGTTGATAACGTTTTCAAATCTTGGGTATACCATGCCCTTCGCAGAAGGCTTCCAGCACATAAGCTGGGCTTCAGCACGATCAGGGTCAGTTTTACGGAATGTGTTTAGAACGGCACCTACAGGCTTATAGAGACCTTTTACGTCTTTCTCTGGCCTAGTAGCCAGCCTGGTCTTACATACAGATAGGAGTTTACAAGTCTTACAGCCTTCATACGCTTGCTTTACTAGCTCCCACTTATCCTGCTCTACGCTGGGCAAATTTGCGTATTCTTCTACGTTTAGCTGGCGAAGAGGGAGAGCTTTAGCTACATAGCGATCTTCCCTAGGAAGCTCAGGCTTATGGCGCTTAGGCTGGCATCGTTCTGTTACGTCGATAATATTCCAGCGGAGTACTTTGTCGCCTGCTTCGGGGGCAGCGTCGATCTCTCTCTGCATGAGTCCGAATGCGAACTTACGAGTAGAGAGCTTTACCGTGATAGGATGGCGACCATTGCGACCGTCGTAACCAGGAATGAGCTTGGCTTCTTCGTAGGCAGCAGGATCTTTTACTACGTCTACCTCATCAATGAACATGATGTTCGTGTGAGATGAGTTAGCGCCAGCCATGGTGGCAACGATTACTTGAATGTATACATCGTCGCCATCAGGAGATCGGTACTCAACCTTAGTCTTGTTTTGGCTAGTATTGACCCAGCCAGCAACGGTCAGAAGAGGCTCGATCTTGCTGAAGAAATAGTTGATGTACGAAATGGACTTTGCAGACTGTTCCTTAATAGCCGCCATGTGAGCGATGGTCAGCTTGAAATGGATCATCAGCAGGGTTTCAAGAATGGATGAAGAAAGGGTCTTGTAGCCTTCACGAGCTGAAAGCATGATGTAACCAGGGTTATCTTCACCCGTATTCTCTTTAACCGTATTGTAGATTTCCCACATAGCCTCTACAGGGCTACTGTTACTATCAGGGTCAACGTGACCAAAGGGCATGTCAAGGCCTAGGTACGTAAGTACCCAGTCTCGCAGCTCTTGAGGCGAACTGAGGGGCTGGAGCATGTATCCAGCCATTTCCTCTTTTTCGGCTTCTGTTAGTGTTTTGAAGTTAAAGTTCATGATAACACTAAAGATTATCGTTGTTCGTTGTACTCTTCTTTAGTCGTGCTATAACTTCAGGGTCGCCTTCTACAGTTACGTTCACATGTACTTGGCCACCGCGCGTCTCAGAATTGCTGCTAACTTTTTTGATCTTTTGCAGGTCTTCCCTAGCTTTTTTAGCTACTTCGTTTACGAATCCAACGGTCTCATTGTAGTTATCTACTTGAACTTTATGAGCTTTTTCTGCACTCATGCCGCCAACAACAAACACTTCTTCAATTTCATACTTTGATCTTGGGTCTACGCCATTGAGGAAGTTAATCTCTCCTTCAAAGCATTCGTTTTTCACTCCAAGTAGTCGAAGGGGCTTTTTGGGCATGTTTAGAGGCCCATCTACGTTTGTAAGCTTCATAAGCTTGTCCATATCCACGAATAAGAAGCAGAATAGGGCGCACGTTTTCTTACCAGATCCGATGGTATCTGCTAGTAGGATCATGCTTGGCAATGCCAGGTGGCCCATGATTAATTCTTTGTCGTTTAGAATTTTCAGATCGTTGATTAGAGAAGCAGTAGCAGCTTCTACTTCATCTTCTTCAAACGCTACCGTCAAATACTGACAGGGAGTTACTTTGCGAACCATCCCCCACATAGGAAGTGTGGGCAACAATTTGATATTATTTACTTCGTTCAAATACTCAAACCTGTCCATTCCGTCTTTTAGGTCTTGTAGGTTTGGGCTTTGAAATTTGTATAGCAACGAATTGATTTTGCCAATAGTCCAATAGTTGATAAAGCCAGTAATAGGGGTCAACCATTTAGCTTTCCATGGATCTGAGCACTCGTTGTACTGATGCAAACAGCCTTGAATTTTTCTTTGCTCTAAAGATTTGCGAATTTCTGGGTAATCTTTTAAAACAGCGTCTGCAGCATCTTCAATCATCATGCCACCTACTGATCGCATTTTATCTTTTGCTAGATCGTATCCTGAAGCGAGAAGCTCAATCTCTACTTTTTCTCCCTCTTCAAGTTCTATTTCTTCTTTTACACATTGCAATGTATCAGGTTTTTCGCCAGTAAACATTCCTATAAGGGAACTAGCTAGACCTATAGTGTAATGCTTAATTTTGTTTCCACCCATACTCCTAGCATAAGTTGTATGTAGGCTTACGGTGGCCGTTTGTCTCAATTGTACTTTTTTCATACTATAATTTTTCCCATTTATTAAGGATTTACCTTTAAACTCAAGGTCTAAGATTGGCCTCATTCACAAAATCTTCTGGATTATCTACAGCTCTACCGAAGTCTGCATCTGCTCTGGCTTCAGTACGTTCAAATACGTCGTCGCGAGGATGACATACGATGCCACCCATGGTTCCGAGCACGCATGAAATACTTACAGCGTTGCTGAGCGATTCAGAGACTGCCTTGGTAGCATCGAATAGGCCAAGGTCTTCTGCCTTGCCATATGCTTCGTTTTCAATGTCATACACAACAGATTCGTCATTGACCAGGTGATCCATAACGCCTGCGATTTCTTCTTTGTTGTAACCGGCGTTCTCAAGCAGCTTATGTGGCAAACTGAGTAGGGCAGGGATCAGCACTTCTCGCGCAGGATCGCCTTCATCTAGCTCTTGGGCCAATTTGAAAGCCATATCAATTGCTACACGGCAACCACCAGGCACGGCGCCGTGGCTGATAGCAGAACGAACGGCGCATACAGCGTCTTCGCAACGATCGTGAGCTTCTTTAAGTTCTCCGTTCGATCCACCAAAGATAGTGAGCTTAGCAATACCGTTAGTGATTTTACCAATACGTTCTTCAAGCATCATCTTTTCAGCTTGGCTCTCGGCACTATTCATCTGAGTTTTTAGCTGCTCTGCTCGCACTTCAATGTTCACAGGATCAGGATCACCTACTACGGTAGAACGGAAACGATAAGCTTCAAAGCTTTCCATTCCACGTCCCATATCTGCTAAAGTAGCATTGCTTACTTGGTCTTTTAGGCCAAATACTTTTGCGCCAGTAAAGGCGGCTAGATCGTGTAGAAAGTGTGTCTGACTGTTCAAGAATTGCTGCATGGGCGTAATCATTGGCAGCACGTTCATAGTTAGAGGGTTAGAGAAGTTGAACATTAGTGTGTTCAACACGCTTTCGCTAAAGCCATGGGCCACGATCACTACGTTTTTGAAATCGCTGTTTCCTTCTTCGGTATACTTCTTGCCGATAGCGACCAATACACCGTCAAAGGCGATCAAGTCATTTACGTTACCGTCATACAAAATGAATAGAGGCTTCTCTAGGTAGCATCGCTGATTCGCTTGGTCGTTGATGAATGCAACGTGCATCTTTCCGATACTTTCCTCGAATCCCATGGGGATGGGGAAACCGTCAATGCGCTCAACTTTGTAACCC